ACCATGGGATCAGATGAAACCATAGAAAGAGCAGCCAGAGTATCTTATGGTAAGGGCACCAGAATAAAGAGTGATACAAGAAATCTGATTAGATATCTGATCAGAAATCAACACACTTCACCAACAGAGTTTGGTGAAGTTGTACTGCATGTTAAATTGCCAATATTCGTTGCTCGTCAATGGATGAGGCACCGCACATTTAGTTATAATGAAACTTCTTTAAGATATAGTGAAGCAGAAACAGAAACTTATATTCCCACATCAGAATATATTCAACGTCAAAGCACCACAAATAAGCAAGGTCGTGCAGGCACAATAGAAGATCCAAACGATTTTATAAATGATATCAATATACTTAATGTACATATTTTTGATACTTATAATGCAGATATAGAAGAAGGTATATCTCGTGAACTTGCAAGAATTAATTTGCCATTGAGTTTATACACCGAATTCTATTGCAAAGTAGATTTGAATAATCTCATGAGATTCTTGAAACTTAGAATGGATCCTCATGCTCAAATGGAAATACAGGATTACGCCAATGCCATTTGTCGTTTAGTAAGACCAAAATTCCCGATAATATTTGAAGCATTCGACGATTATATGCTAAACGCCAAATCTTTCTCTTCTCAAGAAATGCAAATATTACGTGCCGCAGTCGAGGAAAATAAACTAATTGAATTGGTGTCAAACAGTCAATTATCTGATAGAGAGAAGAAGGAACTGTTAGAAAAGTTAAAGACATCAATCTAAATAATGAACCGAAGTAAAATGGAGAAAGTATGTTTAGCTACGAAGAAGCAATGAAGGATTCAATTTCGTATTTTAATGGTGATGAATTGGCTGCTGGCGTATTTGTTGGAAAATATGCGCTTAGAGATCAAGATGGCAATATTTTAGAATCAAATCCGGATCAAATGCACAGAAGATTAGCAAAAGAATTTGCTAGAATAGAAGCCAACTATCCTAATCCACTAACAGAAGAAGAAATATATAATCTTTTTAAGAATTTTGAATTTGTTATTCCACAGGGATCGCCAATGAGTGCGATTGGTAACGATTATCAAATTCAAAGTGTTTCCAATTGTTTTGTTATAGATTCGCCAAAAGACTCGTATTCCGGTATACTTAAAACTGATCAAGAACAAGCTCAAATTATGAAGCGCAGAGGCGGTGTTGGATTTGATATAAGCAATATTAGACCCAAAGGTTCTAAAACCAAGAACGCAGCACGAACTACAGATGGTATCGGTGTGTTTATGGAAAGATTTTCCAACACATGTCGAGAAGTAGCACAAGGCGGACGGCGCGGTGCATTAATGCTTACTATATCTTGCCATCACCCAGAAATAAGAACATTTATCAACATTAAGAAGGATTTAAAGAAGGTAACAGGTGCCAACATATCAATTCGTCTAACAGACGAATTCATGAATGCAGTAAAGAATAAGCAAAAGGTAGAATTAAGATGGCCAGTAGACTCGAAAAATCCTTCTATAAAAGAGTCTGTAGATGCAGAATCTTTATGGAATGAAATCATCGAAGCTGCGTGGTCATGCGCAGAACCCGGAATATTATTTTGGGATAATGTATTGAAATATACACCATCCGATATCTATAAAGATTTTGGATATGAAACGATATCTACAAACCCGTGCGCAGAATTGGTTTTGTCGGCAATGGATTCTTGCCGACTAATGTGTATTAATCTTATGGGATTTGTAAAGAATAAATTTACAAGTTCTGCACAATTTGATTACGATAATTATTCAAAAATAGTAATACAATCACAAAGACTAATGGACGATATGATTGATCTAGAAATAGAGCAAATAGATAAAATACTTCACAAAATAGAAATAGACCCAGAAGATGATGCAATTAAATTTTATGAAAAGAGATTGTGGGAAAATATTAGAACTGCTTGTGTTAATGGAAGAAGAACTGGCCTGGGTATAACCGCTCTCGGCGACACTCTTGCTGCTCTTGGTATTAAATATGGATCTCCAGAATCTATTGAAATAACAGAGAAGATTTATAAAACTTTGGCTATAAATTCATATAAGTCTTCTTGTATAATGGCTGGTGAACGTGGTTGTTTCCCTGTATTTGATAGAAGTTTAGAAAAAGATCATCCGTTTATATCTAGAATAATAAATTCTGATTCAGAACTCTTAGAACTATATAACACGCACGGCCGCAGAAATATCGCCAATACCACAACTGCGCCAACTGGCTCTGTTTCTACCATGACTCAAACAACTTCTGGTATAGAGCCAGCTTATCTGATATTTTATAAGAGAAGAAAGAAGATTAATCCAAATGATGTAAATTCTAGAGTAGATTTTGTAGATGATATGGGTGACAAATGGCAAGAATATCCAGTTTTTCATCATGCATTTAAATCTTGGATGGATATCAATGGATATAAGCTAGATGAAAGCAAGAATTATAAAACTGCTGATGATCTTGAATTTTATAAAGTTTCTCCATATTATCAATCTACCTCAAACGACATTGATTGGTTGGCAAGTGTAGAAATTCAATCTGTTGCTCAAAGATGGATATGTCATGCAATATCTAAGACTTGTAATGTACCAGAATCTTGTACTAAAGGTACAATATCAGAAGTATACATGAAAGCGTGGGAACATGGATGTAAGGGATTCACCGTTTATAGAGACAAGTGCAGAGCTGGTGTATTGATATCTGGTGGATCTAATGATTCTAAGAAAGATTCATTTAATAAGACAACTGCACCAAAAAGACCCAAGTCTCTTGATTGTGATATCTATGAAACAAAGGTCGGTGGTGAAGAATTCTTTGTTGTGGTCGGTAAATATCAGAATACACCATATGAAATATTTGCTGGTAAAGGCAAAATAACTCATCACAAACAAGGAAAGTTAGTAAAGATTAAGAGAGGCCATTATGATCTTCATACAGAAGACGGTGTTATAGAGAATATTTCTTCTAAATTTACAGACGAAGAAGTTGTAATAGCAAGAATGACAAGTTTGAGCCTAAGACACGGTTCTGATATCAAATTTATAGTGGACCAGATCGAGAAAGCGCCTGGCGATATGCACTCGTTTGGCAAATCTATTGGTAGGATACTCAAAAAGTATATTCCAAATGGCGAAAAAGTTACTGGTCAATCTTGCGATTCGTGTAAATCTGAGTCTCTGGTTAGAGAAGAAGGTTGCGTTAGTTGTAAATCGTGTGGTTGGAGCAAGTGTTCTTGATTTTACATAAATATATAGTTGAAACTCTGTGGAATAGATTACAGTTTGAGTTGCCCGGCTATTACCGTATTTGAAGGTAATACATTTTCGTCAGATAAATGCAAAACTTACTTTCTCACAGATGTTAAGAAATATATTAATGATTATGGTGATATAAGTGGATCACAAATAAAAACATATTCTAGCTCAATAGAGAGATATGAAAATATCGCTCTGTGGGCTATGTCTTTTATTAAAGGGGCAGATTATGCCGCGATCGAGGATTATAGTATGGGTAGCAGAGGCAGAGTATTTCATATTGCCGAAAACACAGCTATTTTAAAGTATCTACTAACAAAGGAAGGAGTGCCTTATAAGACATATCCACCAACAGTAATTAAGAAGTTTGCTATTAAAGGAAATGCAGATAAATCGATGATGTATAGCGCGTATCTTAAAGATACTAAAAGAGATCTTAGAACGCTTCTAAGTTATACCTCTAAAAATATTGCAAGCCCTATAAGTGATATCTCAGATTCATATTTTATCGCAAAGTATCTATACAAAGATTTGTCGGAGACGCCTAAATGAGTAGTAAGTCTGGCAGTAAGCGCTTAAAGAAAAGTGACGAGCTTGTTCCGAAGAAATTGACAAACGGAGACGTGGACCGTACTCTTAAAAAGACGAGTTTTGGCGGTGTTCTTATTCATCACAAGAACGAAGGTCAGCGGCTTGCATTAGAGTGCATAGATAAGCATGAAATTAGTTTTATTCATGGTTGTGCTGGTACAGGCAAGTCATTTCTTGCTATTGCCAGGGGTCTACATGGTCTAACTACCGGAAAGTATAAACGCCTTATTATCACACGCCCGTATGTAGAAGCAGGCGAACATCTTGGATTCTTGCCTGGTGGTTATAATAATAAGATCGCGCCGTTTATGTATCCGGTAATGGAAATAGCCAGTGAACTTATTGGGTATTCTTCAACAACCGAACTTATTGATGCTGGTATCATATCTGCTATGCCTCTTGCTTATATGCGCGGTATTACATGGAACGATTCTTTTGTAGTCTGCGATGAAGCACAAAATATACGCCCGTCACAGATGAGAATGCTTCTTACAAGAGTTGGTAATTATTCGAAGCTAGTCATAACAGGCGATACAAATCAAACAGACTTGCTTTCTAGTAATGGTCTTGTAGATGCTTTAAATCGTCTTACATCGATCAAAGAAATTGGATTCCATGAAATGAAAGTCGAAGACTGCGTTAGAAGTGGTATTGTTGCTAAGATCGAAGCCTGCTACAGAGAAAATCTCTAAATCACAATAAAGAAACAGCCGTGGATTTATGGTCCACGGCTGTTTTCATTTTAGATATTGAATCGTTTCTTAATGATTTCTATGCTTTGGGGGTTTCTGTCTACAAGATTAACATTTCTGTTATTCCGTAAGCATGCCTCGCCGAACGAGCCAGAGCCAGCAAAGAAATCTAAACATAGATCACCGGGATTAGAGTGAACAACAACAATTGGTTCTAATATTGCCAATGGCTTTTGGTTAGGATACGAAACTCTTTCTGGGTCTGATGTGCTTAAATTATATGTCCATACATCAGTCATTCGCTTAAGATTTGAATAGCCTTCTTTTTGTGCCTTGCGGTCTACCATCGGCACGCACATTTCATTAAACGTGTACGTGCTAGATTTAGTATACCATAAAATATTAGTATGCTTACGCGGCCATGTTCGTTTTGGACTATTGCCAATTTCACTATGCCAAATAATTTCATTTCGAAAATTATCTTCACCGTATATTGAGTCTATTATTACTTTTGTCTTATGAACTTCTCGCCAGTCTAAATGGCAGAAAAAGCTGCCGGTATCTTTCAATACCCGGCAGCTTTGTTGCAATATAGGTGTTATGAATGATTGGTAATCTTCGTATTTGTCAATATACGAATTACCACCAACTTCTTGTCGTTTACCAGTGTTGTATGGCGGATCTACATAGATCAAGTCATACTTATTATCTGGTTCTGATGTTAGAAACTTTAGGCAATCTTCATGATAAACATTCAAATCAGCGGTGTACATCATCTTCTAAATCTTCCCATCTGCCACCATGGCTAATGGGATTATTTATTGCATTGTATGTAGTACCGTCTCTGAGATCAGTATAAAATGGGTCATTTTCAAATTTAATTTCTTGCTGACCGACCATGTTTACTTCTGAATTTGAAAAGTTATCTGGATCAAATTCAATTGCAGAATTCGACTCTGGCGACAAGTTCTTGATATAGTTGCCAAACAAGCTATCAATTTCCAAATTAAAATTTGTTTGGTCGTTCGTGCCTGCTTCTGAATTTCTCTTCGGGTCCAAATTCGTCATAGATTTCTTCTCCATTCAATAAATCGTGCGTATTAACGTAATTTTTAACTATTTGTTTAAATGGCTTACGCTTGAATTTAGTAGGATCTCTTAGACGCTTAGAATTGTCGTAATTATGCCAATCGGTTCTGTTAATCATATATCACTTTAGCAAGTTTGGAAATGCTTCCTCCACAATTGTTTTGTTTAACTTAATATCAGACTTCTTGTTAGAAATTATCTTTTCTAACAATCTCGCGTCTAAACTATGCAATGCCTCTAGCATTTGCGTTAGGATGACATTTTTTCGCCCTGGCTCGACAGCAGCCTGTTTTTCAAAGATGTACAGTCGCTTAGCCTCATGATATAGGTTGTTCATACTAAACCCAACAGGCGAATCATCTCGCGTATATGGCGGCACCACATTGGTGAAATATTCGATATCTGGACGATACATAAACTTTAATACTATTCTTAACGACGGCGAATCGTTATTCTTTAGAATAGTTACCTTTTCTTGCTTGGTTTTCGCTTCGCTGCATTCTTGTATAATTTCAGAAATCAACTTAATCGACATGTTATCTCCACATTTTAAAAATCTGTTACATTCTCTATCATCAAATTCATACCATTAGCTGCAAAGTATTTATGTATGTTTGCTCTATTTTTGAGATTTTCTTTATTTAGTTCCAACTTAACAGTATCGTCTATTTCTTTGGGAATATTTATAAAGTTGATAAGTTGGTCGTTTCTGTTATAGTTAGTAATTAGTTCGTCAGTAAGCCCAGATTGCCAATTAGGATTAGTACATTTCTGGTGCCACATTTCTTCAATATGCTTTTCTGTGATTGATCTTTGCCGCTTCTTTGCTACAAACGTATCATCTGTGCTTAGATAGTTTGGTACACCGTCACCTTTGTCACCTCTTAAAATATGCTCAAACAGATACTTATCTGGGTGTTCACATTTTATGACTGACTTGTGGTATACACTATACTGCTTAGTATTAGGATACACATGCAATTGATAGAAATCCTTGTCGTTACTTACTATAAGATTATTTTCACAACTCTTATATTTACAAGCACATGCTATAATGTCATCTGCTTCTGCGCCGTCAATTGATATTACTCTATAAGGAAAATTCTCATCAATTTCGTTCTTAAACTTATTAAGAAATTCAAACAATTGATTCCAATCTATATCAGAATCTTCTCTGCTTTTCTTTCTGTTTGCTTTGTAATATTGGTAAACTTTCTTGCGCCATGACGGCTTTCTAGCATCATAACATAATACTAATTCACCATATTCTGAGCCGTACTTTTTCTTTATATTTCTAACTTGATTAAGAAATATATGCCTGATCAAATTTTCGTTATATTCTGGCATGCCTTTGCATTCAGCCATCAAACTAACAATGGCTAAATGGTTGGCATCAATGAGTATCATCGTTTGACTCCGTATATAATACTAATACTTTGTCATTGCTATTATCGACAAACCCAATTGATGCATCAGCCAAATCGACGATTTCGTCGTCGACCATGACTACAATATCAGCATATCTATTAAGGTCTGTTTTTTCTAACTTTGTTAGAATTTCGATTAAATCAATTAGTTTCATATTAGTATACTCCGACTATTAAGACATCTTCTGACATTCTGCAAGAAATGGGCATCTTTTTGGTCTTTAGCCCATCTAGTACAGATTTTACTATTCTGATTCCCTTATTTTGTATTTCTCCCATGACTTTCTTAGGGTCTCTGACTTTCTTGGTATACGACTTTGTATCGTCGTATCCCATTATTATGTTACCTTTAACTGTAAATCCTACTGCATTACCAGCTTCTAGATATGATATCTTAGAATATTTAGTATTAAAAAGCACAAGTTTTGTACTTCCTATTATTTTAGATGGTAAAATACTAGTAACCTTTAATGTAGTATCCTCTTTCTTATATTTCAATTTCTTAACTTGATCAACAGGCGATCGCTTTCTTGGCTTATGTATAACAATCTTCTTAACGGCAGATATTTCAGATGCGATCTTAATAATTAAATCCATGAATGTTTCGTAGCTTTTTACAGCTTGTTCTTCATAGGTATGATAGTCTTGTGGATCAAAGATCTTCTTTTTATCTGACCACACTTCACCTATAGTCAATGCCTGAGAAGGTTTGATGCTTCTAGACTTAAATATATCTTTTATAGTTTCTGGCTTAAAGGCTTTGTTGTTTGTTAGAACATAATCAGAAAACTTCTCTATTTCTAGGTTAGCATCTAGAGCCTTTTGAAGCGATCTATCTCTTACAGATATTTCTTTTGGCGGTTTCTGTTCTGTTGTTTCAGTTGCGGACTCTTTATCGTCGGATTTCTTTGATATCCGATCCGATTTATCGCACAAATAAGATATGCCAGTTTTAAGATCTGCAACTAGCTTTTCTGGTAATTTTCCACCCAGATTTAGGATTCTGGCGTAAACACCAGGATTAAACCCCACATCTCCTGGTATATCACCATATTTAATGCTTGTATCGTCTAATTTTGATATCTTTGATGCAGATTCTTTGCAGTTAGCTTTGCAATATTCCATCAACCACTTTTTATGGTCTTTCTCGTCGCTCATGTAATTATACCATTGAATGGCTAGAGCGAAAGTCTTTGATATCTTTTCTTGATCCCAAGAGTCGCAGCCTTCCCATGAAGGCTCGTCGCCATAAACAGTAACTTCTGTTGCTCTATTATTCGCTGTTCTACTCATATGAACGTATTATAGACAGTTGGACTACGACAGTCAAAAATCGTTGTTTCTTGACTTCTGCTTACCGTCATGATACAATACGTCTATGAAAAACAGAAACACATCGTCAAACAGCAATTTCGTAACAATTCGTAGCGTACAGACGCCAAGAGATCATGGTGAGATCATCAGAGTGGAAAATGATTATATCCACGGTGATCAATTTCTTGTTAAGACCTATTCTAGAGAATGGGGTGTTGAGTTCTTTTGGATGAGAAAGGAAGAGTTGGCATTTAATGAGTAATCCGTTGAATTTTAAACCTGGGCTTTGCTGCATATCTTTAGAGTTGCAAAAGCGAGGTCTGAAATTTAGGACGATGACGGCGAAGTCATTTCTTAGCAAAACAAATTCATTTTCTAAATTGCATGAAATATATCAAAATAATGCAATGGTATTAGATGAAATAGTCAAATATTGTGCAATAAACAACTGGAACTATAGAGTTGGTAATATATTTCCATTGCACGATTATAACTTTGTTGGATTCCCGATTTGGGCACATATTTTGCAGTCAAACTCTCCGTCAATTGCAAGTTTATATTCTATTAGATTGGAGGAATTTTATAAATCCTATCTAAAATCATATGAGAATTCACCTGTTAGGTTCAGTACACATCCAGACCAGTATGTTGTTCTTGCATCTGCCAGCCCGATAGTTTCTTCAAAGTCAACAACAATTATACACGATAATGATCTCTTACTTAATGTTCTTAAACAAGATGCATACGAAAGTGATAGGCATCCCATAAATGTTCATATGGGAACATATAAAGGCGACATCGATGAAATTAAAACTAGGTTTTCTGATGCCTACACGAAGGGTAATATCGACCTGTTAACAGGGCGATTAGTTCTAGAAAATGAAGATAAGGGATACTGGAACGTAGAAAATCTATACAACTTTGCATATAAGAAACATGGTATACCAATAACATTTGATTATCTACATCATAAATGCAACCCAGGTTCTTTAACAGAAGAACAGGCATTTAATTTGTGTTATACTACATGGAAAACTAAACCGTTATTTCATTATAGTGAAAGTATACCCGGCCATAAAAATCCTAGAAAGCACGCAGATTATCCAACTACTAGACCCAATACCTATGGTCTAGACGTTGATATAGATTATGAATTCAAGATGAAAGATTTGGCCATAATGAGTGCATAAATATACTACAGGAGTATATTATGCCATTATATCAATATAAGTGTTCTAGTTGCAACCACACCTTTGACTTGTTTGAAAAAGTAGAATCTAGACATAAACCAACCAAAGATCCTTGCCCGAGTTGCAAGAAGTTGACTGTCGAGAAGTTGATGTCTATGATGACAGTAGTAGATCCGATTACTGTCGGAAATCTAAGAACAAGCAACGGTTTTAATGATGTTATGAAAGAAATTAAAAAGCGGAATCCTAGACACAATATATCAGATAAGTTTTTAAGATGATAGATTATACATGCGAAAGAATAAGTACTCCTTTAGGTAGATTTTATAGGTCTCCAACTACTAAATTATGGTATCCATCAGTTACTACAGTAGTTAATGATAAAGATAAAGAATTCTTTGAAAAATGGCGTAAAGATCCCGCGAATAAGAAATCATCAGAAGAATCATGTGAATACGGTACTAGATTACATACTAATATGGAAAATTTTATTAGTGGCAAAGAAATAGTACATAAAGACGAAATAGATTTAGATCATCTTGACAACATAAAACATGTAAAAGATAATATAACAGATATAATTGTTCAAGAAAAAGTCTTATATAGCGACGAACTTAGAATAGCTGGCCAAGTAGATTTAATCGCCAAATACGATGGTGTTAATTCCATCATCGATTACAAAACATCTCGCAAACGTAAGAAGCG